GACAACCTGTATGACAGCCTGTCGGCTCGTTATACCAAAGCTCTGGCTCGTGCTATGGCTTACACCAAGCAAGTCAAAGCGGCTAACGTCCTGAACAACGGCTTTACCAACTCCGCGCAGTACTACGGTGGTGATAACGTCCCTCTGTTCTCGGCTTCGCACCCACTCGTTTCTGGCGGCGTTAACTCGAATATTCCTTCGACTGCTGCTGACTTGAACGAAACCTCGCTGGAAAACGCTGTGATTCAAATCGCTGCGTGGACTGACGAACGTGGTCTGCTGATCGCTGCTAAGCCACGTAAGCTGGTCGTTCCTCCTGCTCTCCAGTTCGTTGCGACTCGTCTGCTGGAAACCGAACTCCGTGTCGGTACCAATGACAACGACGTTAACGCTCTGAAGAACAACGGTTCGATCCCAGAAGGCTATACGATCAACCACTTCTTGACCGACACAAACGCATGGTTCCTGACCACTGACGTTCCAAACGGCATGAAGCACTTTGTTCGTAGCCCAATGGCAACCTCCATGGATGGTGACTTCGATACTGGCAACGTTCGCTACAAGGCTCGTGAGCGTTACTCGTTCGGCTGGTCCGATCCGTTGGGTATGTACGGTTCGCAAGGCGCGTAATTTAGCGTTTATGTGACGTTTGAGGGGAGCTTCGGCTCCCCTTTTTATTATGGAGTGGACCCCTATGGACAACTTTATACAGAAGCAAATTGACGCATCAGAGCGTCTATACGCAATAATGCTGGCCGATCATAAGGAACGGTTTGAAAAAATTGCAGATACATACAGTCTGTGTGAAAGTTTGCAGAAAAAAATAAACGAACGCGACGCTGAGATAGAAAGATTGCGACGCATACTGCGGGCTTATGAGTTGATGGAGACTCTATAATCCTGTTTTTGATTTGTCATAATCGTGCTGTAGGATGATTTTGCGACCTGTGGGGGTTGCTATTTTGACTACGGAGATTATCATGAACGTAACATTTACTGTTTTCTGTGATTTTGATAAGTTGTTTGATTTGGTAGATTTTGAGCTGGTTGAAGACGACGAAGAAGGCATTGAGTACGACGAAGACGGCATTGCTTGGTACTACGATGAAGAGCTGGACGCTACTTTCTACTTTGACGAAGACTTGGAAGATTGGGCTGAAGTTGACGAAGACGGCGTTGCTTGGTGCGTTGATGAGGAAACCGGTATCGCTTACTACTTCGACATAGAGTCCGATGACTGGGTTGAGTACGACGAGTCGGAAGACGAAGACGAAGAAGACGACGCTTCTGCTTGGTAATCTGAGGGGGCTTCGGCCCCCTTTTTCTTTTTCTTCTTCTCTAAGTGTTCTGCGTCGTGTAGTTTTCTGTGGCAATTTGCGCAGAGCACAATGCAGCGTTCTTCGATCTCTTTACGTGCGGCTTTGTAATTGTTATTAGTTAATAGTCTATTAACCTTTTTATTATCTGGTAGCCGTACAACGTGATGGAAATCAAAAGTGGCGGGGTGGTTTTCTCCACACTGTACACACGATAGCGTGGCTTTAAAGTCCCGCCATTTCTGACGACCCTTTTCTTTAGTTTTCTTCGTTTTTTCCTTAATTTTTTCGGCATGTTTCTCATAATGCCGTCTGGCAATTTCTTTTTTCTTTTCAAGGTCTTTTGTAGGCATGATGCGCAAATTCTACTTGCGCTTTTTTACCGCTGTGTTATAAAGATACCGATCCGGGAATTATCTCGGTGCGCTCGAACAGGCTCCCGGCCTGACTTCATGCAGATCGGCGCACCTAACCGCATGAGGAAAAATTCAAATGGCACTTTCTACTACCCAAAGCATCTGGCGTTCGGGCGGCGGCGATCAAACTCGCACCGCGTATTGTGGCTCCGGCCTGATGGCTGCGCAGTTCTACATCGACCCTTCCGCCGTTGACACCACTACCGTTAAAGTTTCTTCTGCTGCTGGTGCTCCAGCCGTGGTCCTTCCCGCTGGTGCAGTTATCGTCGAAATCCAAGCTAATGCTGCTGGTACCGGCGGTACTACCCCTACATTTGATATGGGCTGGATTGGCTACACCAACACCGCAGTTTCCGACCCCAACGGCCTGTTGAGCGCCGCTGACGCTGACGCAGGTAAGCAAGTGTTTACCTTTGCTTCCGCTACAGCGGGCGACGATCTTGGTGTTGCTATGTCAACAACTCAGATGGTTACGCTTACAGGTGGCGCTACTACTGGCGATGCAGCTACTGGCGGTGCAATCACCGGCACAATCCTGTACTTTGTCACAGACCCACTGCTTGGTCAGCAGAACGTCTAATAATCTTAGGGGCTTCGGCCCCCTTTAAAACAAGGAGATTATTATGGCAATTGTATCGTCTATAACCAGAGTCGGAACTTACGAGCCGTTTGAGCTACAGGTTGCTCGCGGGCAAATTACGATGCACGAACCGTTATTTAAGTTTGGCATTAACGGCGATGTCGGCACGTCTGTAGAGACAGTTTGGGCGCAAGGCGGAACGTATGTATACCCCGCTTCTGCCACTGTAATGAAAATCTCCAGTTCTAGCGCGAATGATGCGGCGGCTGGCACTGGCGCAAGAACAATTTCAATTGCTGGTTTGGATGCTAGCTACAACGAAATTAGCGAAACAGTAATATTAAACGGCCAGACCGAAGTTAATACGGTTAATAGTTACTTGCGCATTTCTCGTATGTTTGTTGTTACTGCTGGTTCTGGCGCAACTGCCGCAGGAACTATTTATGCTGGTACAGGCACTGTTACCTCTGGTGTCCCCGCAACCGTCTACGGCATGATTGCTTCGAATGCAAACCAAACGCAGATGGCGTTTTGGACTGTGCCTGCTGGGTACACCTTGTATTTGATGGGCGTTTACTACTCATCCGGAAATTCAACCGCAAACGCTTGGACAAACTTTCAAATGATTCAGCGTCCATTAGGTGGAGTTTTTAGGCAACAAAGTTCTACACGTACTCCGGGTAGTGGAGACTTCGTGCTTGACCTGCACACACCTTTGGCCTTCCCTGAAAAAACAGACATTGAAATTAGGGCAGTTGCTTCAGCCGGAGCTTCTAGTGTGTCTGCTGAGTTTGAAGGTATTTACATTAAAAACGATAGTCAAACGGCGTAATCATGGCTAAATCACCAGCATGGACAAGGAAAGAGGGCAAGAATCCCAAGGGTGGTCTAAACGCCAAAGGGCGCGCCTCCTACAACGCAGCGAATCCGGGGAAGCCGGGGTTGAAAGCCCCCCAGCCGGAAGGCGGCGCAAGGAAAAAATCTTTCTGTTCCAGAATGGAAGGGATGAAAAAGAAGCTCACTTCTGCCAAAACCGCGAATGACCCGAACAGCCGTATTAACAAATCTTTGAGGGCTTGGAAATGCTAAAAGATCATATCGAACCTGACCTGATGGACAACGTCTCAGTCGTTGCCGGGCTGGGGGTCATACTTGGATGGTTGCCTACCGTGTTATCAATCGTCACTATTGTGTGGTTTAGCCTGCGCATCTGGGAATCGGATACCGTGCGTGGCCTGACTAAACGTACTAAGGAGCAAAAAAATGAAGAGTAAAGCTAAGCCAGTTAAGGGTTCTGCGCGTACAAAACGCTTTGATGTCGGTGGCACCGTTGGTGCTCTGGCCGGTCTGGGCACACTTGCTTATCTGATGTCGCGTAAGAAGAAGGGCGCGGATGGCGAGTACAAGCCACAGGGCAAGTTCCCTAACGAAGCCGGTAGCGGTACGTCGGGTTCGGGTGACACAACTACCACAGTAGACGACGCTGGTAGAAAACGCGCACTAGACCAGTCAAAGGACCCTAAGTCGAACTTGGTGCCCGAAGGCGCGGATAAGGATGTGCTGTACGAATCCGACAAAGCGCTTAAAAGAACGGATGGCGGCGGTGGCGCAAACAAGCCTAAGCCAAGAATCCCCCCTAAAGCGCAAGTTGGTAACAGTGGGCAAGGATCAAACACAAATACAGGTCTTGATGCAGGTATTGCAGCAGGCCAGCGGAAGAAGTCAGATAAACCCGCCGCGCCAACTTTGAAACCCGGTGAGTCTAGAACAACAGGCGAAGGTACGTTAAAACCTTATCCGGCAGCAGAAGCTGCGAAGAAAAAAGCTGAAGTTAGGGCTAGTAAATATACGACCCCCGGCGATCCAAATGCAAAAGGTTCAACACAAAAAGGTCGTTCGGCGAATCCCATACAAGGTACGATTGATAACGCAACTAAAAGCACTGTTCGTTCCGACACAGACAAGATGCGTGAACGTGCGTTAGAAGTAGAAAGACGCCGCAAAGAAGAGAAAGCTACAAAGCAGGGCTACGGCATTAAAAATGGCGGCGCAGTTAAGAAGTACGCTGCTGGTGGCTCCGTAAAAGCATCTGGTATGGGTTCAGTTAAAACCGCTAAGCCTTCCATGGGTTCTGCTTCCAAACGTGCAGACGGTATCGCTCAGCGTGGTAAAACTCGTGGGAAGGTCTGCTAATCATGGCTGAGAAATCGCTCCCCCGCCGGATGTACGAGAACGTGATGGGTACGCCGGAGCAGAACGCCGAGGCGGAAAAGCGCATGGAGGAGCGGGACAAGAAGAACCCTGACTCCATGCCAGCCAAGATCAACAAGGTCGTTAAGACTGTCACCGGTAAGAAAAAGGGTGGCTACGTCAAGGCGGCTGATGGCTGTGCCCAGCGTGGTAAAACGAAAGGCAGGATGGTGTAATGCCTGCTAAGTCAGCAAAGCAGGAAAAGTTCATGCAGGCTGTGGCGAACAATCCAAAGTTTGCGAAGAAGGTCGGCGTACCGACAAGTGTAGGTAAAGAGTTCACTAAATCAGGAGGCGGTATGGCATCGAAGATGAATCCCGGCATGATGGCAATGATGAAGAAAAAAGCTGGTAGCAAACCTGCTAAGAAGATGGCGATGGGCGGTTATGCTGATGGCGGTATGCCAATGGTCATGAAGGGCGGTCAGAAAGTGCCAGCTTTTGCTGCTGATGGTAAGGGCAAGATGGCAAAAGGCGGTATGGCTGCATCGAAAATGGGCGCTGTTAAGACTGCTGCTCCTAGCAAAGATGGCGTTGCTGTCAAAGGCAAAACCAAAGGCAAGATGGTCAAGATGGCTTACGGCGGCAAGGCTTGCTGAGATGATGGCCTCACGCGGTATGGGTGACATTAACCCTTCCAAAATGCCCAAAGCGAAGAAGAAAGCGCGACGGGATGACACCGACTTTACGCAGTACAAAGAAGGTGGGAAGGTTAATGCTGCGGGTAACTACACCAAGCCAGAACTGCGCAAGCGGATCGTGAGCCAAGTGAAAGCCGCAGCAACTCATGGCACCGGTGCAGGTCAGTGGTCAGCCCGTAAAGCGCAGCTGGTAGCTAAGAAGTACAAAGCAGCAGGTGGGGGGTACAGAGATTGAAAGCGCCACAGCAATCGTTGAAAAACTGGGGTGACCAGAAGTGGCGTACTAAGTCCGGTAAACCGTCGTCAAAGACCGGGGAGCGGTACCTGCCGGAGAAGGCAATTAAGGCGCTAAGCCCCGCAGAATATGCGGCAACGACGAAGGCAAAGCGGGCGGGTAAGAAAGCAGGAAAGCAGTTCGTAGCGCAGCCTAAAGGCATTGCGAAGAAAACAGCGGGGTTTAGATAATGGCGT